GTGTTGGTGTAACACGAGCAATGCAAAGATTATATATTTTATCACCATTAACATCACACTACTACACAATAGGAGGACAAATAATATGAAACCATACGACAAACAAATCGGAGGATCCCATTATCAAAAATATAAAATTCAGCCCAGCAAATTTGTAATAGAGAATAAGTTGCTCTATCCAGAAGGGTGTGCTATAAAATATATTATTAGACATGCAGACAAAGGAAAGAAACAAGATTTATTAAAAGCAATCCACTTTATAGAAATGATTATCGAACGGGATTATAGTTAATGTATACTGCACAAACAGAATGGAATAGTCCTACTTCTTTTCCAGATTTAAAAGACCATAAGTATATTGCAATCGATTTAGAAACAAGAGATCCAGGATTAAAATCACGAGGTTCTGGTGCATTAATTGGAGAAGGTGAGATTGTAGGTATTGCTGTAGCAGTAGAAGGTTGGTCTGGATATTATTCTTTTGGCCACCTAGAACAAAATCACTTTGATGAAGTTAGTGTTATGAGTTGGATTAAAGATGTGTGTGCTTTACCTGCTACAAAACTATTTCATAATGCAATGTATGATGTTTGTTGGTTAAAGGCATATGGAGTTAAGATTAATGGACACATTGTAGATACGATGGTGATGGCAGCATTGGTTGATGAGAACAAATTTTCATACTCACTAAACAGCGTTTCATATGAATGGTTAGGTGAAGTTAAAGATGAAACAGCATTAAAAGAAGCTGCAGCTAAAGCTGGTGTTGATCCAAAAGCTGAAATGTGGAAACTACCTGATATGTTTGTTGGTGCTTACGCAGAAAAAGATGCAGAACTAACTTTAAAATTGTTTAAAAAATTATCTGTTGAGATTAAAAAACAAAATCTTACAAATGTATTTGATCTTGAAACACAATTATTTCCATGTTTAATTGATATGAAGATTAAAGGCGTTCGAGTGGACGTTGAAAAAGCTCATAGATTGAAGAAACAATTAGCATCACAAGAAGAAAACTTACTCCTAGAAGTAAAAAAAGAAACAGGAATAGAACCTCAAATATGGGCAGCAAGAAGCATTGCCACAGTTTTTGATAAACTAGATTTATCTTACGAAAGAACTGCGAAATCAAAAGCACCATCCTTTACTAAAAATTTTCTTCAAGAACATAAACATCCTATTGTTAATAAAATTGCAAAAGCAAGAGAAATAAACAAAGCACATACTACATTTATAGATACAATTATCAAGTACCAACATAAAGGTAGAATACATGCAGATATAAATCCTATTAGAGGCGAAGGTGGTGGGACTGTAACTGGAAGATTTTCATACTCGAATCCAAACCTTCAACAAATTCCAGCGAGAAACAAGCAGCTAGGGCCAATGATACGATCATTGTTTATACCAGAAGAAAAACATAAATGGGGTTGTTTTGATTACTCACAACAAGAACCAAGATTAGTTGTACACTACGCAGCATCAAGTCAAAAACTTAGGGATGAAGAAGAAGTAAAAAAAATTGTAGATGAGTTTAATAATAATGAAGTAGACTTTCATCAAACCGTAGCAGACATGGCAGATATATCTAGAACACAGGCTAAAACAATTAATCTAGGTTTGTTTTATGGAATGGGTAAGGCAAAACTACAAGCAGAGTTAGGCTTATCAACAAAAGATGAAGCAGAAAAATTATTTAATCAGTATCATGATCGCGTTCCATTTGTTAAAGATTTAATGAATAACACATCAAAAGATGGGGCTGCATTAGGTTATATTAGAACACTATTGGGTAGAAAATGTAGGTTTGATAAATGGGAGTTAAATGAATATAATCCTGGAGTCTTTAGTCCACCAATGACTGAAGCTGAAGCAAGAGAAGTTTCTGTAAATAAACAAAAAACAAAAGAAATAGAGAGGCAAAAATATAAATTAGACTTAAAAGAAATTACAGAAGAACAAATTTTAAAAAATATAAAGCCAAACATAAGACGGGCATTTACGTACAAAGCATTAAACAAATTAATACAAGGTTCAGCTGCAGATATGACTAAACAATCTATGTTAGATTTATATCGAGAAGGTATTGTGCCACATATACAAATACATGACGAACTTGATATTTCTGTAGAATCACCACAGCAAGCTAAAAAAATTATTGAGATTATGGAGGAAGCTGTTACATTAAAAATCCCTAATAAAGTTGACTATGAATCAGGTGATAACTGGGGAGAAATAAATGGATAATTACTATGGCATATTTAAATGCAAACATACCACCAATCTACGCACAAATACGAAAGGAGTATTTATATGATCTCAAAAAACATCATGGCCAAGTTGAAGATTGCATTATCTTTGGTATTGCCTGTCTTACAGGACGTGCTATATTATGGCATGCGATTATGGAAAACGGTGCAATCTTTTACCGTGTCCCAATTACGGCTTTTATTCAACGTGGTTATGAACCATCGGCTGTTCCCACTAAGAGACTTGATGAATTGGAACTTTGGAATAGCTTTAGTTATTACCCTGCTGTTACTAATTATGATATCTTAAGCGGACAACATGGAAAATATATAGGCAAAGATAAAAAATGGCATCACGGTAATTACCTCTTTACCATTGACTTTGCACATCCAGATAGTAATATACTCGATACGGAACATTCCGAAATACCGCACGAACATAAGTGCGCTCACATTATTGCCTTAGATGATGGCAATTTTGCAGCACAACCTAACAATAGAATTATATGGGATTTACCTTCTTTCACAGTAAAGAACAATATTCCTGATTGGAAGGTACAAACATCAGAATGGAACGTAGAAGATTCTGGTAAATGGCAAACTGAGGATACAGATAAGTTTTTCTACGAAATAGAGGAGAAAAAAAATGATTGATAAAGTAAAACAACATGGAAATAAAATTGTTGACGAAATTAAAAATTTATGGGGTTACCATATTTTTAAAGTTGCAATAGTTTTGATTGTTATATTATTAGTAGTTTAAATGAATAAGTGCACTAAATGTAATCACGAATGTCATTGTGTTATGGAGTTTCATGCAGATGAATATGGTATGTGTACCTGTGAAGATTGCGAATGCACTATAAGAGAGGGTGACAAGACATGGGAAAACGAGGTTGAATACGAAAAGTAATGGAGATAACAAAAATGAACTATTATTTTACAGGTCTATTAATTATACTAATGAGTTTGTTAGCGTTTTGTGTAAAACCAAGTTATTCAGCAGAAACACAAACTAACGTTAGCGGTTCCAACACAAGTATTGAAGGTGGGTATACTGGAGGAGCAACCACATATGAATCTGGATCCTCCTCTAACACAACAAGTACAACTAGCTCAACATCTAATGTAAGGTCAGCGCCACCAACAGCGTCAGCACCATCATACAATTCTATGACACAAGATGTATGTAGTACAGGTGCATCACTTGGAGTACAAACATTTGGAATTGGTATTACTGGCGGAAAACATTTTATTGATAAAAATTGTGAACGATTAAAGTTAGCAAGAATACTAAACGATTTTGGGATGCGTGTAGCAGCCGTGGCTATCCTCTGCCAAGATGAGCGCGTATTTGAGAGCATGATTTCTGCGGGCACTGTCTGTCCAATTGACGGGAAAATTGGTAGTGAGGCTATGGCATTGTGGGCTAAATATGGTCATGAAAGACCAGACTATAATACATATATGAAACGTGTAAAAGACAGAGAAAAAGCTGACAGAAAAGCAGAAAAATTAAGATTAAAAGAAGAAGCTAAAATGACAAAAGAACTAGAAAAAATGGATAAAAAAATTAAAATAGAAATTTTACCAAAGGAAAAACCAAATGTTAGATAAATATATTATAAAATTTTTAGAAACAATTGACAATGCGTGTGAATGGATAGCTAACAAATTAGCTGGACCAAGATGCCAATGTGGCAAGAAAAAGAAAAAGGATGCCTAGACCTGTACGTAAATGGATAGTAAGATTACGAATGTGGTATGCAGATATAAGAGGACATCATGGTAAACGTTGGGATTACGAACCATCAAGAAATTATATGAGAAAGAAAAAATGAAAATATCAGAAAATACATCAGTAAGTATGCCAGTTAAAAATATGTTGGGTATAATAGCAGCTGTTGCTATGGGTGTGTTTGCTTATACAGAAGTAACATCTAGACTAACAAGTCTTGAGACTTCAAGAGAATTGTTTCAAGCAGATTTATTAAAGAAGAGTGAGCAGTTACCGACCGACCAGGAACAGTTTATGTTGATAGAAGACTTATATAAATCAACAGAAAAATTAGAGATAACTCAAGAACAAAATATGACCAACAAAGTTAACATACAATTTTTAAACAAACAATTAGAAAAAG